CCGCTTCTTGAACTCCGGATCGGCGTGAAGGGCTTCCATTTTTGCCCCTGCCCGTTCGGCGTTCCGCTTCTTGAAATCCGGATCGGCATGGAGGGCTTTCATCTGTTCGGACTTACGTTTCCTGAACTCAGGATCAACCCAAGGAAATCCACCAAGCCCACCGACCTTCATGTTGTATGTGTCTTTCCTTTTGCACCACTCTTCATCGACGACCTCGCTCTCCTTGAGAAGGCAGGCCGCTTCGTCATCAAACGAGAACATCGTTCGCCTCTCGAAGTTCTCCGGCCCGTACTTCGCGATCGCCCGCTTGAGTGCCTTGCCGGAGCCGAGATATCCGTCGAACTCGTCGCCGTCCTGCTTGTGGGCGCCGCGGTACTTCTTGCCGTTAACGAGATTCGTGGCTTCGTAGACGATGTAGGGCATGGCGGGAGTCCTTTCCCGTGGGTGGCGTGTCCAGACAACTACGCAAACATCTTTCTCTGCTTCGGCTTCGCCCGAACCTCGGTGAGCCGCTTCTCGGCAAGCTCGACGTACTCAGGATTGAGCTCGATGCCGATGCTGTTCCGGCCAAGCTCCTCAGCGACGGCCAGGGTCGTGCCGGAGCCAGCGAACGGATCGAGGACGGTGCAGGGGGCGAGAGGCTCATCGGAGCCGCACTCGCACGACGCATCCCAGCGGATCGTCTTCGTGGCTACTCCGGCGACGGAGTTCGCGCAGGAGTTGCCCGTCCCGGCAGCGCCGTCTCGCTTCACGTAGTCGTTCGGCCGCGGGCGGACGATCTTTTCTTTCTCGATCACGCGAGCCCACTGAGAGCCGCACTGCGGGCAGCATCCGATCTTGCTCGTTCCTGCCGAGATGCAAATCTCAGCCAGAGTCGTGGGCATCGTCGCGAAGTGGGCTTCCTTGTACGGAGTCGAGCCGATACTCCAGACAGACCGACGGTTCTTGCCGGTCGGCGACGAGTCGCTCGGCTCCTTGATCGCCTCGGCGTCGTAGTAGTAGCCCTGCGTCTTCGTGAACATGAACACGTATTCGTGCGAGCGAGTGCATCGGTCGGTGACACTCTCCGGCATCGGCGACTTCTTCGCCCAGATGATGTCCTGGCGAAGAATCCAGCCAGCCTGCTGGAGAGTTCGAGCGATCATCCACGGCAGACCGAGAAGCTCGCCCTTCTCGTAGACGTCGCCCACGTTGAGCCAGAACGTGCCGTCGTCGCGAAGGACTCGCTTGCACTCGGAGAAGACCTCGCAGAGATCTGCGATGTACTCGCTGCCCTTCAGGCCGATCTCGTCGCCCTTGAGCGGATGATCAGACGGAAGATACGAACGCAGGCCGTAGTACGGTGGGCTCGTGAGGATGCAGTGGACGCTCGAATCCGGAATCGACCGGAGAGCATCAGACGCGTTGCCGGTCAGGATCGTGTGCATGTGAAACAGAAGCGGGAGAGCAGATATCCGTTCTGCCCTCCCGCGAACACCCTCCGTGGCGAGCGACCGAAGGATACCGTATCCAGACTATGCGTCAAGGGTTTTTCGCGAGCCAAACAGCGGCGGCTTCGGCCACTGCCGATCTCCTGGCCAGCTTGGGCAAAGACTTGAGGTAGTCCATTCGCCCCAGGTCTCGAATCTCAGAGAACGTCTTGCCTGCGAATATTCCGTCTCGAAGCACAAACTCTTCTGGCTTCTCCTCGGCCTCTTCGGTCTCGATCAAGCCCGGAATCGGGTCGATGTGCCATCGGTGCATGCACCACCAGCCGCACATGACGATCCACTGAGTCTTGCCGTCGATCTTCTTGATCTCGACGAGATCTGCCGGTGCTCCGCAAGTTTCGCACGGCACGCTGTCGAGCGAAAGCACGTACCCCGGAGAGTAGCCGGACATGTAGTCGGTCTGGCTCGGAGCCAGCGAGACCTCGTCGTCGGAGTTCTTCCGCTTCGAGGGTTTCTTTTTCTTCGAGTCCTCGTCCTCGATCGGCGAGATGTCGAACAGCAGGCCATTTTTAGTCATCGCACTGGGCCTCCTGAAGAATCCAGTCTCGGACGCTGCTGATTCGAGTGTGAGCAGATTCTTCACCGTAGGACGACGTCGGCTTTCTGCCCTTCTCGCTGCCCATCAGGAACGAATTCACTCCCATGAGTTCGCCCTTCGCGGAGAACAAGCCGCCGCCAGAGTCTCCGGGCGAAATCAGGAACTCCAGAGAAGTCCTCGGCGAGTCGGTCACGGAGCAAAACAGGCAGCCTCTGGCGACCCCAGACACGATGTTGCTGCCGCCTCGCTTGAGACAGTCCTGCGAGGTCGCGCCGCTGGCAAATGTCCCGCACATGCCGTACCCCGAGATGCTGACGATCTTTCCGATCTCGTCGCTCTTTGAGTACAGGGGAGGATAGTAGTCCAGTTCGAGAGGCTTGCTCATTCGGCCGACGGCGAGATCGAACGACCCGAGCTTGCCGTCGTCGTAGTCCGGATGAATCACGATGCCGGTCAGCTTTCTGGAAGTCTTGTCGTCGCAAGTCACGACCCAGTCTTCCGTACCCTCGACGACATGGGCTGCGGTCACGACATGAGTCGGCGAGATGATCACACATGACGCGAACTGGCTGCCGCCGTCCGACTCACGCTTGCACGAGATCTTGGCGACGCACTTGAACTTGCTGCCGTACTGGACATGCTCCGAGTCAGACTGCTTCGGGTCACGAGTGCCTGCGAAGCAGACGGCGGCAGCAGCAGCAACGGCAAGAAACACTCTGGTCTTCATAATGGCAAGTTCAGCTTGGCGTAGGTTCCGTCATCCACGTAGCAGAAGTTCTGCTTCGTCCGAGTCACGGCCACGTAGGCAACCCTGCACTCCTCGTCGGCCGCGTCACTAAGAGACTGACGAGCCCTCTCGACTGCGCCGCTGGTGATCGACGACAGGATCACGTTGTCCGCTTCGAGGCCCTTGGCCGAGTGAATCGTCGAGAGACGGATCTTCGGATTGCTGGCCGTTTCGCAGCCGAACGAGGTCGCAGCGGAGTGCCAGCGAACGGCCCGATCGCGAGACTTGGGCTCGATCGCCTCCGTCCACCGTCCGCTGCGAATCAGGTCTCGAAGGACTGGAGACGCTCCGGCAAGCTCGAAGTCTTCGTCGACCGGGCAGATGATGTCGATGTAAGACCGCTTGCCGTCCTTCCACGCCGTCTTCTCGCCTCGGATCAGTAGGTCGCCGAGTTTCGCGTCCTTCGCGGAGATCATGGCGATCGCACTGGCCCAGTCTTCGCCTCGACATGCCTCTCCGTGTTGGAGAGACCACAACGCACCGTATCCAGACAATGACGCAGAGCCGTGAGTCTTGTCGACCCACGCGAACGGAAGCCCTTTGCGAGTCAGGTAGTCTTCGTAGGCTTCGAGCGAGTGGGTGCATCGGCCCAGGATCAGGGTCGAGTCGCTCGGCGAGATGTCTCGCAGTGCCTCTTCTGCATTGGGAGCCCTCCGTAGCGATCCGTCGTGTCCGGCCGCAGCGATGCGTCGGTCGCGGTATCCGGAGGCCATACACCGGAGACAGTCTTCGCCGAGATCAAGAATCTGCCTCGGGCATCTGTAGCTCTTCGGCATGATTGACTCGACGGCATCCCATGCCAGAAACAGACGGTAGTCGCCGCCCGCGAACGAGTGGATCGACTGGTACGGATCTCCGCAGAGCCATATTCGCTCGACTCGGTCGCTCGCCGCAAGTCGACGGCAGACTCGATCGACGAGGTGCGAGCTATCCTGAGCCTCGTCGATCGCAAGAACTCGGAGGTCGCCCGGAACCTCTCCCTCGGGAGTGCATTCGGCCGATCCGTCGACCGTGAACCGGACGCCAGCGAACCTCGCGATCATGTCCGTGAAGTCGAGCTTGCCGCTTTTCCTCTTGGCGACCTCGTACTTTTCGATGACAGCCCTGGCGTCATGCACGCTCGGGGCCTTGCTTCCCGACTTGATCCAGCGGTGAATGACGTCGTCGACGGACGACATTTTTGCCCTGGCCAAGTCCCACGCCCGGAGCGACAACGGAATGATGTCGTCGCCGTCGGCGACGTACGTCCGCTCGCCGCGGGAGTCGAACTTGACGTTGACTCTCCCTCCCAGGGCCCCGCAGAGCCACTCGTCGCCCTCGCTGCCCTGGATAAGCTGCCCCTCTTCGACGCCGCAGCATTTGTGGGCGATCGAGTGGGCCGTCCTGAACCACGCGCGGTTCAGTACCTCGGCGTCGACTCCCCACTCGGCGGCGGCTCGCTCGGATATCTCAGCCCGACCGGCCCGCGTGAACGTGCAGAACCCGATTTGCTCGACACTCAGGCCAAGCTCCCGCTTCGCCTCGTCCATCTTGGCGAGTATCTGCCTAGTCTTCCCAGTCCCCGCTCCCCCCAGTGATCTCTCTATCTTGGCCATCTTTGCATTCCTCTGGATTCCTAATTTTGAGCTATCCATATATAGGACGTAAGTCTGTTATCTACAACGAGTTGACTCACGTTTTCTGGTCTTGATTCTTGGATTCTTCATATTTTCGATACTAATTCTTTTGGTCTCTTATCTCTCTCCGGCGAGTTTTTCGAGAGCCGCGATGTGACGGTCGCGGAACACGAACCACCGACCCTGGTGACCGTCGCCGACCTTCTTCGTCTTGGTGTCTATTTTCGATTCTGAGACCTCATCCTCGATCATCTCCTTCACGGCCCGCGACTCGACCACAGAGGGCACAGGAAGCGACTGGTTGCGCCAGGCGCGACGCACTGTCTCTGTCCACTTGAGCCACAGCCCCCAGCCGTTTTCGTCGAAGATCCACTTCGGAGTGCCGTCGTCGTTGGGAATCTTGTCGTCGGCCGTATCAGACGACTCGACCTTCCGGAACTGCTTCAGGTAGGCGAGCAGAATTCCGGCGTTGTGCGCAGAGACGTTGTTTTCCGGTGGCGGCTCCTCGTGGTCTGCATCTTCGAGCAGAACAGCATTGAGCCCCCGAATGTGATCCCAGCCTCCTGTGCCGCTCCGCTCGCTCTCGCCGACCCAGATGGCACGCCACCGTTCAGGGCTCGGATCAAGCAGATTGACCGTTTTCGTGGCGTCGAGAACCCGGATCGCCACGTCCCTCGACGAGACAAACTTGTCGGCTCCCAGGCGGATCGTGATCCTCTTCGCCTTGTCTTTCGGATCCGGCACACGGAGCTTGTATTCGGCAGGGTTAGAGTGAACGATAGTCAGGCCCCAGCTACCCGGATCCCACCGTCTCTCTTCTGCGTTCCACTCAAGCCCGCACTTCGAGAGAGGGTCAGACTGCTTCTTCTGGAGGCGGATTTTCTGGTAGTGGCTGAACTGATCTGAGGCCACGCCACACGCCTCGTCGTGAGACTTGGGCGGGTCGCAAAAAGTCGCGTTGAGCGAGAGCATGATCTGAGTCAAGACTTGCCGTTCCTCGTCGGTGAACTTCGTGAAGTTCCTCGCCACGAGAGATGCTGCTCCGATCAGAAACGGATGCCGCCCGCCTTCGGGGACTTTCTTGCCAGCGAGGAGAGTCTCGCGAGCTTGCGCGATCAGCCCTGAGCCGTGCTTGCGGCTCGACTTGAGAACAGCGTCTCGAAACTCATCCGGCAGCCGTGCCGGATTGACGTCCTCCGGTGATCTGCCCGGAAGCCACGCGTACTGTGTTCCCGTCTTGTGCCACGACGGCGGTATCACAGACTGACCGGCCGCTTCTCCGCCGCCGATTCGGACTTCGAGGCCGTTCACTTTCACGACGGCGCTCTTGGGCATCCAGTCTTCGTACTGGAAGATTCGATGCACTCCGCGGCCAGACGAATACGCTGGCGTGTCGATCTTGTCGAGGCCGTACTGCTTCAGGACAAGCTCGGCCTCTGGAGAATCGAATTCGACGTCGATGATGCCGCTGCTGGCGCCGAGCCTCACACCGTAGTTGCATCTGGTGTGCTCCTCGATGTCCTCAGACCAGCGAGCGATCTCGTCTTCGTCGTCGGTCGCGCGGTACTGCCAGTTTTTCTCACCGTGCGGATGCTTGCCAGGAGTCGCGCAAGTCACGCGACCGCATGTGCATGTTCCGTTGTCTCTGACTCCCCACAGCCTGACGATCTTCCAGCCCTTGGCCGCGAGCGCCGCGACCTGTCGAAACATAGCATCAGAGTCGTAATTCATGACCGAATTCCTCCGTGAATGAAATGAAAAAAAAGAAAGCAGCGCCAGGGGCCTCGCGTGACGTGCGCGAGACCCCTGGCTAGAGTGCGATCGGGGAAAGGATGAAAACCCGCCGCGCTGCTCAGAACGGAACGTCGCCGCTCACTGCGGCAGTCGTTGCGTACTCTTCCGACCGACGAACCCGCTGATCAGCAGGCGGGCAGACGATGTCGGTCAGCTTGTCGGTGAACACCGACTTGGCCCTGAGACCGATCTCCTTGCTCACCGCACCGATCTTCTTGCCGACCAGCACCGCGTAGTCGGCCTTCGCACCCTTCTTCTTCTCCAGCGACAACTCGACGATCGCCTGCCAGTGAAACAGGGCATCGCTCGTGACCCCGCGGAGCAGATCGTCGACAGCCCGGAGGCTCGTCGAACTGACACGGATGAACACCGGCAGGGCCTCACCCTCGCGGAGGACTCCGAGCACACGGCTCGACTTCGCTCGCGGCGGCTTCGACCCCTGACCACGACCCTCCCACTGGAAGTAGGGGATCTTGGCGACGGCGTACGTGCCGTCGGCGTTCTTCGCGGCCTCGATCACGTTCGCGTCGAGGTCGCCGAAGTCACTGCTCGTCTTGTACGCGACGACGCCGTCGGTCGAGACGAGAAGAGGCACCGAGCCAGCCGTTGCGGTCGAGTGCGGCCACAGGGCCTGCTCGACCTTTCCGACGACGACGAGCAGCCCAGAGATGCTCTTTTCAGAGAATTCGTTGCCGCTCTTCGTCGTCCATGACCACCGAGTCGCGCCGCCAGTCGGAATCTTGACCCAGTTCAGGTCGTCCCGACGAAGGGCGGCGCCACCGAGGTTCGCTTCGAGCAGAGCCGAAGCGTCACTGCCGTCGGTGAGGGCAGCGAAAGAGACAGTCATCTCGTTCATGTGAGAAACTCCTTTGGGGGTATCGTATCCAGACTATTCAGAAAACCAACTGACGCACGGTGTGATAATCGGGGTGAACGTACTCGCCGGTCTCGCGACGGCGGCGAATCTCGTCGAGGGTCTCGGTGATCTCGATCGCAGCACGATCAAGAACGTCCTGCGGAAGAGTCACGACTTCGACGTCGTACGGCGCGAACGTCTGCACGACGATGAACTTGAACTCGAACGGCGGGAAGCCAGCGAACTTCGCGGCGTCGCCGTACCAGATCGCCTGCCAGTCATAGCCGAACCGCAGGAAGCTCCACTTGAGATCCCGCCACTCGCTCGAAGTGGTCTTGAGGTCGAACCACTCGTGACGGGTCACGCCGTCGGCGCGTGCCTTTCGCTTGTGGCCGTTCTCGTCCGTCCAGAAGACGCTGTACTGCGAGTGAGTCGCAGCTTCGAGGAGAGACTTTGCGGCGCCGTGTTCGAGAATGGATTCGACGATGTCGCCGACCTTCTCAAAATCAGTGGCGTTGCACTCCATTCCTCCGGCTGGGAGCGTAGACCGCCACTCCTGATACGCCTTGCCCCGCCGCGAGCCGTCCGAAGCGAGCACAGACGACGGAGGCACGGCGACACGAGACCGCCAGTCGCTGCCCATGATCACGGCCTCGCATGCCGCGTCGACGATCGAGCCGAACGTGGTCGACGAGTTGCCGCCGAACAGGCTCTTGCCGTAGACCTCCGCGAACCTCTGGGCTCTCCCGCCCTTCTCGCCGCGGTAACGGTGGGCCGTCGACCGTGAGATGTGCTCTTTTTCGGCGTGATATGCCTCGTTGGGCATGTCCGTCGAGATAAAAAACTGCGTATCCAGACAATTACTCATGCGTTCACCCTCCGCTGTAACCTCGAAAGTACTTCCTCAACTACGTCCCTTTTGTCCTGTAGCGCCGCGTAAATCGCTTGGTCGACCGTGTTCTCGGCGACGAAGTGATAGATGCGGCACGGGCGGGTCTGCCCAGGCCGTCGCAGCCTCGCGAGGCTCTGCTCGTAGTCGCCCAGTGAGTGCGACAGCGAGAAGTAGGCCCCGTAGCAGGCACGTGTGCAGTCGACTCCGACTCCGCCAGCCTGCTGCTGGACGACGAGTGCCACTGTATCCCCCTGCTGCCACGATGCAAGCTGTTTTTTTCGACCGCTGAGTTCCGAGTACGAGCGACCGAGCTTCGTGAGAATCTCTTCGACGGCGTCGATGTCCGAGATGAACTTGCAGAAGATCACGACAGGCTCGCTGGGGGGCAGATCTTCGAGCCACTCACGGATCGCCACCGCTTTAGATGAGTCGATCAAGACTTGCTCGCCGCCGTCCGTGACTGCGTAGCCGCTCGTGGCCTGCTGTAATCTCGTGACGACTACCAGCTTGTTCACTGCCGTGACGGTCTCGCCAGTCTCAAGAGTTGCCGTCATGTCTTCTTCAAGTCTCTCGTAGTAATCCCGGCCCGTCTTAGAGAGCTTTACGGGCATCTCGACATGCAGGATCTCGGGCAGAGACAGTACGTCATCCGCCTTGACCCGATAGACATGGTCGTCGATTCTCGCCGCCATCGCAGCGAGAGCTTCTGTCCGATACTCCAGCACGGAGCCTGGAAATCTCGGGTGCGTACGGGCGATCCTCGTGCGAAACGCCGTATACGAGCCTCCCAGCATGGCCGGATCGAGAAACCTCCACTGAGACCACCAGTCGAGAGGCGAGTGCGGAGTCGGAGTGCCTGACATGCAGATTCGCTTCGCGTTGGGCTTCGCGGCGGCGAGTTTCGCCAGCCAGCGAGACGAGCGGCCAGACGGCGACTTGATACGGTGGGCCTCGTCGAGCACGATCGCGTCCCAGTGCTGCTTCGTGATCTGCTTGCCGATTTCGCCCCGCCACACGGCGTCGTAGTTCACGATCACGGCGACACGGTCTCCGGCGTTCTTGATCCGCTCCGCCCGCTTCGCCGTCGCTCCATCGACGACGAGGCAGGCTTCGCGGGTCTTGTCCCAAAGCTCGATCTGCTTCACCCACGCAGGGCCGACTGCAATCGGGCAGACGATGAGCACTCGATTGCAGGCCCGAACTCCCAGGAGTGCGGCGCCTGACTTTCCAGTCCCCATGTCGGCCGCACTGTACAGGTACGGGCGGCTTGCGATGAGGTTCGCCTGCGAGAGTTGCTGCGGCCACGGCTTAGGCACTTTCAAGTTCCTTCACTTTCTCGCTGATCTTCTCGATGATCTCTCGCAACTGAGACGCAGCCCACGCTGACGCTTGAGTCTGGTCTGGAAACAGCGGGCTGTAGGCACGAAACCGAGACCCGTCCTCGCTTTCGACGAGCGGGTTGTCTCCGCACTCGATCACCGATACTTCTACGACCGACGCTCTCGGCGAGTTGTCGTACCCGCTCAGGAACCCTCTCCCGATCCAACGCTTGCTCTCGTTCACTGCTCGTCCTCCCAGTACATAGGAATTGATGCCGCTCGAATCTCGTTCTGCTTGCAGAACTGCTCTTCGCCCACGGCGAACCAGCACCCGGCTGCTCGCTGGAAGCATTGCTTGGCCAGCATGCCCATGTCCGCTCGTCGGTACGTGTCGGCGGCATACGAGTACAGCCTCGCCGCCTTGCGGAGCCGACGAATATCAGACTTGCTGCCGCCGACCGTGTCTGACTCGTAGTCGAAGGCCTGATCCGAGAGACGGTCTGCCTTGCTGATCGACATGATTCTTTTTTTGAACGTAGTCACGCCAGAGTCTCCTTCTTTTTCTTCCGCTTCTTGCCGGTCACCACGTACGGTCGTGGGATGTGCTTTTCGCTGTCGATCCTCGCCCACCTGCCGGTCGAGACTCGCAGCACGGTGAAGTTGCCGTTCTTGTCCGTGGCCTCGATCCACTCGCGAGTGCCTCGCTTGCAGAACTGGATAAACTTGAACGGCCCCGATGCCGAGAGTTTGACTTTCGTGCCGTCGTTGCACCGCCAGAACGGCCCGCCTTTCGCTCGAAAGACGTCGCCTCGCTCAAGGACGACACGCTCGCTGACTCGATAAGACTGCTCGACGGTGACGTCTTTCATGACTGCGGCTCCTGTATCTGGACGTAGAGAAATTCCGGGGCGACCTCGAAATACTTGAAAAGGGCAGGGCAGAGCCAACCCTCCATTCCGCCGAGTTCGTCGCAGATGTACCACGTGCCGCCGTACTCAGGATGCAGTCGACGAAGCTTGGCCTGATGCCCAGGAAACGGCTCGCCGCTGAAAAACAGAGTGAACTTCTTGGCACACTTCGGACTGACCGCAGCCGCCAGAATGCCGAGCACCGTATCGGCGCCAGCCACGAACGGCTCACGTTCGAGCCCGACCGACGCGTCGTCGAACACGAGTGCGCCTTCGAGCCAGTAAGGGTGGATCACACGAATCGCGTTGCTGCTCATGAGAGTCTCGCTTTCTAGTTAGTTGCTCGCCGCGATGCGGCGACGGTGAATGGTGTCTGCTACGTCGATGCCGTGGGCCGCGAACACGGACTGGATCAGGGTCTGCTTGTCGTCGTCGGAGGCGCCGCCAGCATGCAGTCTTGCGACGTCATCCGCTGCCTCCGAGATCATGCTGTCGATCCTCTTGCAGCAGAGTTCGACGACGTCGCGAGTCGCCGCCGCTGCTTGCTCGAACGTCCACCCCAGCGACCGCAGCCTGCGAGCCGCGCACATGTGCTGGAGCGAGACGCACTTTTCGATGTCGATGCCGATTGAGAGAATTTCCACGAGAGTCGAGTCCTTTCTTTCTGGGTTAAGTCAGATCCGGTAAGCCAGACTGTGCTTGCCACGAGGCAGACCGTCGATGTCCTCTGCGTCTCTCTCCTCGCCGTCGTAGCTGGAGAGAAAATGCCCCCGACCGTCGGCGGAGATCGCGTCGTCGATGAGATCGCCGAGACGGTCGCCGACAAGTCTTGCGATGATCTCCGTCGCGTCCTCGCACTTCTTGTCGATGATGATCGAGAGAATCTCAGCGTCGACGCCGTCTGGCGTGTAGCTGGCGAGGAACTCAGGCCTGAACGCCCACAGGCTGTCGCGGATGTACTGACGGCAGGCTTCGGTTGCCTGACCGTCCGTACCGACCGCGTAGGAGTGGTTCGAGTCGACCTCGTAGATCTTCAGACCGTAGTGCCGGTATTTAGCGACAGTTGCTTTCATGGGAATTGCCTTTCTCAAGTTTCAAGAGGGCCAGACGTAGGGAAGCGAATCAGGCTCCGACCAGCCGAACTGCTGGTAGTGCGTGGGAGACTTGCGGAGCAAGTTCGAGCGGTGCGAGGCGTGAAACAGTTCGTTGCCCAGCCACGGCGGGATTCCGAACACGCTTGTCGGCGACAAGTCTCGGAACATCAGGTACGCGGTCTCGCTCGCTGTCTCGAACTGATCGAGGAGCGAGTCCTTGAATCCGCGGGCCGTCCACTCGCGGCAGACGACGATGCCGTAGTGGCACAGGTATCGCTCGAACCCTCGCCACATGCGAACGGCCGGATGATGCCGCCAGCGGCTCTGCGGGTTGCCGTCGTGCTCGCCGACCGGGACGCCCAGAGCGAGCAAGATCTGCTTCGCCTCGACGCGTTGCTTGCCGAGCCGACGGTCGTCGAGGACTGCCGCGGCCTGCTCAAGACTTGGGCATGGAAGAAAAGTTTGCATGGTATGTGTGTCCGTACTTTCTAGGAAAGAAACTCGATGCCGTGGGGACGCGATCCGAATCCGAACAGGGGGTCGCGATCTGA